TTTGTTGGTGTTGTCCATTATTTAATGTACCTTTGCAGCAGATATCGGGATTTAGCGCAGTTGGTAGCGCACGTCGTTCGGGACGATGAGGTCGCTGGTTCGAGTCCAGTAATCCCGACGAAAAGCCGGTAAATGTGCCATAAACACTGAGGATTTGCCTCAGTCGATGCCAAAATGGTCGGTACAATTTCGGTATCACTCCTATATACATTATTAATAATAGGCTGTATCTGAGAAAAATTAAAGATATGGCTAAAAAAAATTATTCTCCAAATTCGAATGACACAGTACTTAGTAGTGTCATTGGCTGGAAACCTCCAGTTTTTCACCAAAGATCAGAATGTTATATCTCCTTCATGGCGTTTGATCCAGAGATCAACCGCATGAGGAAGAAAAAAATTATGCTTGACCATATCAAGGGCAAGCGGAACCAGCGTGTCTATGCCGATCAGATTATGAAGAATCTCACCGAGAAACTTATGGCAGGCTGGAATCCTTGGATTGAGTCTCTGCAGCCTCTGGAATATACGAAGTGGGACGACGTTCTCGAGAAATATAAGTCTTATCTAACAAAAATGTGCAATGAGGGAAGTATGCGTGAGGAGACTTTAGTTGACTACAGCAGCCGTGTACGGATCTTGGAAAGATGGAAGAAAGAAAAAAACATAACTCTCAATTTTTCTTATCAATGGGACAAAAGTAATGTGAGCAAGTTCCTGGACTACATTTTCATCGACAGGAATAATACAGTATTGACTCGCAACAACTATCTTGCCTGGACTAAGAGTTTCTCCGCTTATCTGTTGGCTCGAGGCTATATACCCAAGAACCCAACAGAAGGTTTGGAACGTATCAAGAACAGGCAGAAGAAAAGCAGAGATGTCATACCAGATTGCACTATGCAACTCATAAGAGATTATCTGCTGGTGCATAATAGACACTATCTGCTTGCGTGTGAAATCATCCACTACCTCTTCATCCGACCTAGAGAGATGTCCTATCTCAGAATCTGCGATATCCACGTCAAGACTCAGACTATCAGTCTGCATGGCGAGAACACGAAGAACGGCAATGATGCCGTGATTACGTTGCCGACTCATGTCATCAAGCTGATGATGGAACTCAACATATTCTCTCACCCAGGGCAGGACTACCTCTTTTCTGACGGGTTCTGCCCCGGACCAGAAAGAAAGAATGAGAAAATGTTCAGAGACTACTGGACTCGAGTTCTGAGAAAGGAGCTGAAGCTCTCTCCCCGCATCAAGTTTTATAGCTTGAAAGACACAGGCATCACCAATATGCTGCGGGCCAATGCCGACGTCTTGTCGGTCAGAGACCAGGCGAGACACTCATCTATACTCATCACAGACATCTATACGCCTAAGGATATACAGAAAGCGAATGAGTATATCAAGAACTATCAGGGTATCCTATAATATAATAAGGTGGAGAGCTAACTGCTCCCCACCTTATTATATATATTATGATAGCATATAAAAATATCCCGTGTAAACTGGCTCGATGGCATCGTCCTTGACTTCCATCTCTATCTTCTCGCACACATATTTCTTGTTGCGGATGATGTATATCTTTGATGGATCCGGTATCTCATCTGACTTAAACTTGGCCTCCATGCAGTTTTTATTGTCTAATCTTAGGCCATTATCATGTAAGCAGCCCAGAGTAACAACATCATTAGTAGATTTCGTACAAATCGACAGAGAGTAAGGATACTTTTCTTTAAATGTACCTCCTCCGTTCCCACCAAACCCTCCTTCGGTACTACCACAATATTCTTTATTTATTCGGTAGTCGGTTTTGAATTTTGGCCATCTGGACTTCGCTCTAACCCAACTAAATTTGTTGTCATCTTGTACTTCTCCTGGAATAATGAAGAATATATTCATGCATTCCTGATCATCTTCGGATTTGTCGAGTGTTGACTCATCATCTATGGCATCCTGTACGGATGTGTAGCTATATCCGTCATCATCAACATCGCACTCCTTGGAATCCGCTTCCTTGTCATTAGGTATTGACAGCAGGCAACGCTTCTCGTAGTAATTATCTTCTAGGAATCCTGTCTTGAAGTTGATATCTTCTACAACTTGTGCTGCAGGAGATATGTTCAGATCGACATAATCATCCGATGAACTGTCTCTGATTAATGGTGACCAAACGCCTGCCAGCTGCCATGTTTTCGAACCGCCCTCATTCTCTACATATATGTAGTAACTACCATTACACTCAATGATGGTCTGTCTTTTTTGTTTTTCAGGCCATGACTGTGTTGTTCCTTGGAACTGATTTTGCTGGTCCCAGGTAGCTGTACTATGGACTATTTCAAAATTCTCGAAGACTTTTTTTGAGATAACTTCATAGTTATCTCTGTTTGCAGAATCACCCAGATTATACTCCAAATTTGCTGTAGATGACGTGGAGAAGGATCCGTCTTCGTCGTAGTCCGTTGTGTATTCGTCCAGAGTCTCAATCGCTACGGAATCTGCGGTTGTCAGCTCTGATTTTTTGATAACAGAACAAGTTTTTTGGATATCATCAAAAACAATTGTAGCATTGAAAAGCTTTCGAAATTCCTCTATAAAAGTATAGCTCGACCAATGAGGAAGTGCCCTTCGCAGCTCACGAGTCTTGTAGGCCGATGCGATATACAGGAGGTTCCATGGCTTGCAGTCGAAATCGTTGCGCTTGAGAGTATATCCCTCGTATTCTACTACCTTACGGAAGATATACAACAGGTTGGGCTGAACAGCTAGGTTAGAGATAAATGGTGCATTGTAGCCAATAAATTGTTTCGTTTTATCTACTCCAACAAAATTGGCAATCATATCATTTGTTTCGTCCCGTACAGGTACGAAGCACCATTTTCCTTCCACTCCCAGGAACTTCGACTTATCTTCATCAAGTCTGTAGATGCCATAGATCTTGAAAAGGTCTTTAAATTTCTGGGAGAAGCCCTTTTCAACTGTATAACCAGGCTTGTCAGCGATGCCCATGTCCATCTCATCGATGTAGTGCTTGGTCATGCGGTCGTTGAACTTGATGCGGGACTTGCCTCCGACTATCTGCAGTTTGATTTCTTTCTCATTCACGGAGAGTATTGTACCGACACCGCTCATGATGAGCTGGCTGTTACAGAACAGCTTGCAGTCATCGTATTTGGCGATGTTCTTCTTGACCTCCAGTCGCGAGACATTCTTGAATATGACACGGTTCTCCAGGATATTCATGGGGAAGGTGATGTCATAGGTGTACTCACCATCATCGGTGACATACTGGTTGGCGTATGTCACCTTGATGGATGATGTGGATATCGGGTATGCCCGATGGCCATTGATAATACATGTAATCATAGGCTACTTATTGTTTAAAATGCGCTGATAATCCTGCAGTCTGCGGTGCAGACCTCTACGTCCAGATATCGGAACTTCGACCTCAATGCCATCGTCAAGAGTCTGTGTCAGACGGCTGACGGCTGCATTGACACCATCTAGAGACTGGCGTACCTCGGTGTTATCATTGTTGACATTGACAACAGGAGCAACCACGGTACTGCTACCCTGTCCGAGAGAACGTGTGATATCATCAGCGGTCAGCGAGCCAACAGTATTGGAGCGCTGGGCCCTATCGATGAGGTCAAGAGCTGGACGGATGGATGAATTGTTGACGGCATTGTGATTAGCCACGAACTCGCCTTCATGTACGACACCTGCTTCCTTTCTGTAGCGGTTACCTCCGGTATATCCACCCTCATAGTAACCTGCTGCCTCTGCCTGGTGCTGCTTCTTGATAGCAGCAAGCTGTATCATACCTGCAGCTGTGGCCATACCTGCTGCAATAGGAGCTAATGTCCAACCTATTGTTGGTATAGCTGCAGCAGATGCATAGGCATTGATAGCAGACATTGCTGTAGATGCTATCGCCTGTGCAATTTCTATCTTCATGGCTTTTTTGTTAGCCTTGGACTTCGCTGCGGCCAGTTCCTTGTCTCTCTTCTCCTCCAACTTTTTCTTTTTCTTCGAATTGTTGCCAGCTGCAGCAATCTGCTTTTCGTAGTTCTTGGAGATTTTCGCCTGCTCGAGGTCAGAGCATGCCTGAGCATATGACGATGACGCTGATAGAATACCATTGATACCATTGTAAACAACAGCAGTCTTTTCAACCAGGTTATTGAGGAAATCTGAGGTGACTTGCGCCTTTGCCTGCATGTATGCAGCATGGTTCTGCTTGTCGTTGCCATACAACTCCTTCAGTTTCTCCATGGTGTTTTGATAGTTCTCAACTTGTGAGGAGAAGTATCCACCCAGAGTTGCATTGCCGGTCGACTGGGACTCCCCTGCTGCAGCCCTGGCGCTGTTGACCATCTCTGATGACTTATCATTAATCTTCAGCTGAGCGCTACCTGCACCATGATCATCAGCATCAATTTGCGCTCTCTGGGCAGCAAACTGCTTGGTTATCTCCAACTTCATCTGCTGATATTCCTCCTCCTTGATTAATCCCTGCTTGTAGAGATTGTCAAGGCCATTGAGGTACATGGTCTTCTGTGCTTGCAAGTCTTGCTTACCGAACTGCTGACGCAACTCCTTCAGCTGGTTCTGGTATGACTCCTGCATCTGCAGTTGGTGGTCGAGCTCAGCCTGTTCCATCTCAGCCTTCAGATCCAGCCACTCCTCGCTGCCCTCTCTGTCTTTGAAGAGTGCAAGACGTTTTTTCATGGCATCAACATCATTCTTATATAGGGCTTCATTGAGAGCGGTATCATTCTGATAGATAGCTGAACTGGCATCATTGTACTGAGCTTTGATGCTAGCCTCCTTCTGGAGGCGTTCACGCTCAATGGTCTGCTCATTCATCTTCTGAATGGCAGCATCATGCTGCTTGACAACGTTGACCTGGTTGTCAAGCAACTGCTTGTACTCGTTGCTCTTCTCACCATATAGCTGCTTCAGCTTGGCAAAACCCTTAATCTGGATGCTCTGTCTGTCGTCGATGAACTGCTGATAGGTTTTCTTGCCTTCTGCATATGCTTTGGCGTTGTTAGCCATCAACTCGTTGGTCTCAGCCTTGATGCTATCGGCTGCCTGCTTTTGCTTGCGCTTGGCTTCAGCCTGGCGCTTGCGTTCCTCGGCTGCAGCAGCCTTCGCAGCCTTCACCCTAGCCTTGCGCTCTTTTTCCGTAGTCTGATGAGTACCGGTTGTTCTATGCGGCTTAATGATGGTACCATCATTGCCCTTACCATTGTAGCCATTGTTGCGCCAAGGCTCCGGATCATTAATTTCAAAGTGCTGGGACTCCAGCTGTTTAATCTTATCGATGAGCTTCTGTTGATACTGCTTTTCACGTTCAATGCTCTTGTTCATCACATCGATGAACACTTCTTTGTTGTCAGATGCTAAGTTTAGCATCTTTGTTTTTCTACCTGCAAATGGATTAATACGTCCCCAAACTTTTGCCCAAAAACCTCGCTTGTCGTTGTCTGCTTCGCTAAGCAAGTCTTCATTTTCAGCCTGCTTAGCTATAGACTCTGCAAGTTTCTTTTGCAAGCCATCGATGACAATCTTCTTCTTCATCATGTCGATGTACGACTGAATCTGCCTTGTTGCCTGACCTGTGCGAACAGCCTCTTCAGTAATGTTGCCCAGGTGCTGACTCATCAGCTTGCCGTTGAGTTCCTCCAGTGCAGCCTTGCGGTCAGACTCGGCACTGGTGTTGGACTGGATGGCTGAAACGAGACGCATGATGGATGCTTCCTCTTCTGATGCCTGCTTGTTGGCATCTGTCACGGCATCATTGTAGTCACGCTGCGCCTGCTCTGCGGTGCTCGTCTCCTTAGATAAGGTAACGATTGCTGCTGTGAGGCCTACGACAACAGCTATCACGGCTGTGATAGGGTTGGCCAATAAGACCTTGTTCCATAACATCTGCGCTGCTGCGGTCAGTTTTATTTCGCGTGTCAACGCCATCTGGACAATTGCCATAGTCTTGAGAGCAGATGTCTTGAGACCCACAAGGACGAGATGCGCCTTCTCGCGCAGAATCATGATGTTGAGCCATGCCATCTGCGCCTTGTCTGCTATCAACTTTGCCTTAGATACTGCAGTATAGGTGACGATGGCAGCTGTCAGCACAATTAATATGCGCCAATAATCTTTGACGAAGTCAACGAGTGTTGAGAGTGCTCGGACACCTAGACTGGCTGCAGATATGCAATATCGTGCTGCAGGATAGAGTTTCTGGCCCAGTTCGATGGAGAGGTCCAGGAACTTCTTGCTCGCCTTGTCAAGTTGAGCCTGTACATTCTCGTTCTGTGTCTCGAACTCATTGAGGACGGATGTGCCTTCGGAATATGCTTCGCTTGCCAGGTCCTGGGCAGTCTTGATGTCATCGAGCTTGTCTGCGAGGACGGTGAGGACACCTGTCGCTCTGGAACCATCCATCTTCATTTCCTCGAACATAGGTGCGAGGTCTGCGAATCCACCCTTGGCTCGCATGGCTGCCAGGAATTGGAGGAGTGCGCCATTGGCGTCCTCCTTTAACGTCTTTGCGAATTCCTTGACATTGAGACCTGCAATCTGAGCAAACTTTGCGGAGTCCTGGAACATTTTTGCCAGAAGGTTCTGCACAGCTGTTGCTGCCGTTTCATCTTGCTGCATGTTCTGGTCAAGGACAGAAGCGAGACCCATGATCTGAGCCTGTGTAAAGCCTGCCTGCTTGCCGACACCTGCCACACGGGCAGTGAAGTCAACGAGATAACCGGCAGAGGCAGAAGAATTCTGCGCCAATTCGTTGACTGCAGAACCTGTTGCCAACATGGCGCCTCGCAGTCCCTTGGTTTTGTCTTCGCCGAACATCTGGGCGAGTTTACCGATTTGAGAGACTGCTTTATCGCCGAGGTCATCACCGAGGGCGACATTGATTTTATCGGCTCCATCGACGAACTCCTCAACTGCAGCAGTCGAGGTGATGCCGAGTCTTCCGGCATCTTCGGCCAGTTGGTTGAGCTTCTGGCGAGGTGTGCGGGTATCCATCTTCTTGAAGTCTTCGTTCATGCGCTCAACCTCCTCGGCTGCCTGACCGGTATATTTGCGGACGTTGGTCATCTCATCATCCATCTTTGCATATTCCTCTACGCATTTCTTGACGGTGAAGGTGATGCCGGAGATGGCAGCGACGGCTCCCAGGGCGATGCCCTGCATGCGGTTGAACCAGTCCGCAGAGCGCTTGATCCAGGACTCCTGAGCAACTCCCTCGGCTCTGACTGCCTGCAGTTCTGCCTTCAGCTGCTTCGCCTTCAGCTCCATCTGCTTGAACTGCTCGGTACCACGCTCCATGCCCTTCATCTGTTGGTTGATAGCCTTGATGGAGTACTCCAGGTCACGGATGGATGAGGTCTTGAGGTTGGACATGGTGTTATTGACCAGCTGCATCTGACGCTTGGTCTCCTTGATGTCCACATTGGTGCTGTCTATCTCCTTGTCATATTGCTGCATGAGGGTGACCACCTTCTGCTCACTCTGGCGGATGCGCTCCAGTTCTGCCTCTACCAGCTTCAGCTGCGAAGCTCGAGAGGCGTACATGGTAGATGTCGGGTCGTAGTCAGCCATTTGACTACGTAGCTTGGAAGCTGTGAAGTTGAGGTCATTGAGTGAAGCATGTTTTAGGTTAGACACTGTTGCGGTCATGCGTCTCGCTTCCTCATCAGCCTTGCGTGTCGCGCCCTTCAGGGCAAGCATTTGCTCCTTAACCTTGGAGAGTTGAGTGTCCAATTTTGCAAAGTCTGAAGGGTCAGATGCTGCCTTCATCTGCCCCTTCAGATGTCTTGCTGCCTTCTCCAGCTGTCCGAGGCTTGCACTTGACAGGTTGTCGAGTGTCTCCTTGACGCTCATGGTTGAGTTCTTGAATTGCTTCATCTCTCGCTCTGCGGCCTTCAGATCCTTGGCGAGGGAAGCCCCTAAACGGGAATCGCCCGCCGAGAAGGCATCCTGTTTTGCCTTCTTCAGACGAGCGACTCTGTCCTCTAACTCTTTGAGTCGGTTCTTCGCCTCCTCAGAGTTGAGCTTGATGACTGTTGTATATACCTCTTGTCTTGCCATTATCGGGTGACTTGTATATAGCTGTTATATAATATGTTGGAATGGGGATTGAAGTTGATGACCTTGACATCATAGCCTCTGGTGCCCCACCGCCACCAGAGGAATCTGTGCTTGTACTGCCTGTAGACGATGGTCTGGAGGCTGTCTCTCGCCTTGTATGTCAAGATGGAGTCCGCCGTATTGAGACGGAAACTGAGCCATCGATCGCTGTAGGTATAGACCGAGTCGCTGCGGTCAGTCTTGACCGTATCAGCAGTACTCAGACTCGTGCGCTGGTCTGCCAAGACCTGGCCAAGGCGAATGTCCAGGTCATGGAGCAGTTGGCGGTCGTAGGCCTGAATTTTGTACTCCTCAGCCGGCATCTGCAGCACCTGCTGCGTGATGACCGTGAGCGAGTCTCGGATGGTGTTTCGCTCGGCTGGAGCATACTGAAGTTTCAGCCCATTGAGCTGTTCTCTCAGTTCCTGCTCCGCTCGCTGCTGGCGATGGTCAAAAATCCAGAAGCAGGCGATGATGACCAATATCACCGATATGGCCATGATGATTGACTTGAGATGTTTCTGCATAATCCTAGTTTTTTAGATGTCAGCATACTCAGAAATAGCGTCGAAACATGGGCACTCCTTGATGCGCTCCCATGGATCGACCACTCCATTGTGGTTCTTGTCAGGCGAGATGTCACGATGTCCCATGATCTTGGCATCAGGGTAGCGTTGACGCAACTCCTTCAAGAGTTGGCGAAGTCCAGCCTTCTGCTCATCTGTTCGGTTGTCGATAGCCTTGCCAGTGCGGGATATTCCACCCATGTATGCCACGTTGACGGAATCGTAATTGTGACCTTTAACTCCGTTGGACGGCAGGTCTTCTGTCATGAGCTGCGTGTACTTGCCATCAGCGGTTACGACCCAGTGGTAGCCTGGATAATGCCAGCCTTTGTTTCTGAACTCCTTGAGCAAGGCATCGACAGACCATGACTGTCGGCTTGCTGTACAATGAACGAAAATTTTCTTAATCTTGCGTGCCATTTTTGTTGTTGAAATATTTATTGATAATGTCTTTAACTCTGGTGTCAAAAGTCAGTGCGAAACCAAAGACGGTTGCCACGTAAACCAGACTCTGCCCAAAGTACCACAAGACGTTAGATGTGACGTCGTGGGACATAAAAAAGCTGATGTACACGAGCACAATGCCAGCAAGCAGTACGATGCCAGCCGAGCTGTAGTGTATCCAATCCTTGGTATTTCTCTGCATATCTGTACCTGATTAAATCTGGCACAAAGGTACAGATAATATAAGAAAAATAAAAATACGGCAGGAAGAACTATTGCCCTCCTGCCGTATCTGATAACTATGAGATATCTCTGTCGAGTAATTCTCTGGCCATCTGCTTAGCCTGCTCTCGCCATTCCTGGAATACCTGGTACTCTGTCTCATGCTCCTTATTGCCATCTCCATGGTTGCATAGGATGGCTTCGACATCGCCCTGACTGTACTTAGTACGAACAAGACCATTTACGAACTGGCGATAGCTTGCCGACTCAGCCTCAATTTTAGTGGAGCCGTCAATCTCTGTGCCCTCGTAGCAGTAGGCTGTCACTGTCTTACTATCGCCATCAGACTCCGACATGGTGGTGTCTGGGTGATAGTTTTCTACTATCTGCTCACTCAGGAACAGAAGAAAATGTTTGCTGTCATATCTCACGTATGACATGCGGCAAAGATAAAATTTCTTGTGCATCTAGATAAACTTATAAAATTTCTTGCCAAACTTGTTGGTGAGTTCCGCTGCAACGGTATAGAAGCCCTTGTCCAGCAGTTCCCACTCCTTGCGTGCCTGGTCAACCAGAATATCTGAGCCAGTAAAGAGCCACCACGACTCAGGTTGCCAAACCGGCTCCTCAATCTCATCGCCATGTTCATCGAGTTGTCCTGTCTTCCGGACGTGATCGATGAAACGGAAGCGAATTGCGAGGCGGTCCTTTGGCACCTTCTTGGTGACTATGTGTTTGACGCCCTGGTCGTCAACTTCTTCAACCTGCTCCATCTTGAAGTCGACTCTCGACTTATCTATCTTGTAATCCTCTATGAGGATGAGGAACTTGTCATAGTCCTCAATGTTGTGGCACAGGATATCGCCTGGATGCTTCTTCTGCGCCAAACTCATGCCCTCGAAGGGAACCTCCCCCTTGCGAGCCTTCACAATCTGACCATACTTTTTCATACCGATTTTATTTAATAAGTTTTTTGTATCTGCGTGTTTGGCTAGGCCAAGCCTTGAGGCTGCCTTGCGTCGGATCTGCTCATCGGTAAGACCACGTTTGCGCAATCTTGCCACCTGGGCACAGAGTGCCTGCTTGGTGCGCTTGCGCAAAAGGGCATGGTCGGCAAAGATCTTCTGACCACAGAAGTCTATGCCGTCACATGTACGATGAATATTCCAACTTTTATTGATGCTCAGCTTCCAGTCTCTTGCCAAGTGCATGACTGCAAGCTCCGCCATGAGGCGTAAGAAGACCTTATCTTCATGCATGATGAAGATATTGTCCATGAATCTATAATAATGTTTGAGCCCTTCGCGGCAAAAACGGTCGAAGCGCTCATTGAGGGATTTTACCCCCCCACATTTAAAACGATAGCTTGCTGCTCCGAGCGGCATGTGAGGAGCATGTCTGTGACGTACCGAGCCTGCCAGTAGCCGTGTTTCTCGGGGTCTTGGAGTATGTCGAAACACCGCATGGCGAGATAGTCAAACCTCGCCAGAAACAGTTGCCCCAAAAGTTGTGTAAGTTTGACGCCCAGCACAATGCCATTGGCATAGCTGTCAACGACCTCGTCGATGAAAGCAAGCAGCTTGCGGTCCTTGATATACAACCTGTACTCTCTCTTGAGCAGATTGTGCTCAACATTCTGGAAATAATGATGTATATCCATGGGCAAGCAATAGAATGTGTCTTGCTGTGGCGAGGTATAGATGTCCTGCTTGATAATCTTGTAGAAGAAATGCGTGCCACGACCCTTGGTACCAGCTGGACTGTTGAAAGGAATCTTGGCTCTCAATTTATCCTCACTGGTGTGCATGGCTGCATGTTGGATGACATGATCGCCAACAGGCAACTTATTGACTATGCGATGCTTGTGTTTTTCAACCGGCTTGGCCTCATAGTCTGATGTATGCCATGTCTGATGAACATATGCATTTAGCAGGGCTTGAAGATTTGTTTCAAACTCTGCCTCAAACGCTTGAACTGAGAGACGGGACTTCTTGTGCCGGGAAAAATCAAAAAATGCTTCACGAAAATTTTGCAAAGTCTCAACCGCCTGTGAAATGTTACCTAACCTCTTCACTTGCTTTAAAATTTTATGTATATAAAAAAAAGGTCGGTGTCTGATAAATGTCGGTGTCGGTGTCTGTTGTCTGCTTTTATGATGTCCTAACTTTCGACCGGATGACCCATTGTCATCATCTACTAGCTATTCTGCTAATGTGTATGTTTTGCCATGAGGCAAGGCCTGACTCCCGAAATCACTGCAGCTAAGCAAACTAACCTGCAGTATCTTGTTAAGTTGAGGGCCGCACCGTAGTTCACATTGTAATCCGAGACAGCATTGTTCACGTTGAGCGTCGAAAGACCGCATTGACCACCATTGTTAGCGTTGCCACCACGAAGACACAGGCGAAAACCGGCGCAGGAATCACAGCCTGGTTTGAATACCGCCTGCAAAGGTACTGAAAAAAATCGGAATGAAAGAATGTCAAAGAGCGAAATTTCAAAAAAAATCGACCGCCCAAGGGCGGTTGGGTTTGCTCGCTACGCTCGCAGGGTGCTCAGGATTGCCCTTGGTTCCGCTGGGAAGCCTTGGCCAAACCTGCACACTCCTGCTCACGTCTGCACACCTCTGTCCACTCTAGGCCGCCTCGTAATACACTGGTTTCAATGACCACTCGGATGCTGCTTCGCAGAGGGCCGCACCGCAGTGCACATTGTAATCCGAGACAGCATTGTACACGTGGAGCGTCGAAAGACCGCATTGACCACCATTGCTAGCGTAGCCACCACGAAGACACAGGCGAAAACCGGATGTAGCTCCTGACGTGTTCCAGAAATAGCAAGTCGAATAGGTTGACTCTGTAGCACCAATCTGTGTACAGAAGTTCTCGAGATGTTCCATCGACAAGGTCTTGATCCATCCTTCACCACCGCCTGGTGACTTGCTCAACGCCCTCATGCCGGAAGGGTTGCCGATGGTCCATGAACCGTATATTGACGGAGCCACGAGGTGTGTCATGGTCTTGTCACTGTTGACCTGACAGAACTCATCATCCGGCATTCGCCAGAGATCGCCGAAGCCGTTCTTTAAGCCGAAGAAACATGGAATCTTGGCATTATAGACCGTTGTCCCTGCATCATTCTTAACAGCATAGGTCGCTTCTCCACATGAATCACCAAGTTCAATGCCTGCACTCATAGGTGCGACAGGTCTCCAGCCGTTGTAGCCACCCCAGTCTGGCATCTGCGTCAAGCCTGCACCTAGACCTCCCTGGTAGAGACCATTGGCATCCTTGTTGGCATTGACGGCATCCTGATCGTAATGTGTACCGAAGATGACGCCGAAAAGAATTGCTACAATGGATGTATGTCGCATGGTTGTGCTGAGCCAGCCCTTGCCATTCTTGCGTGCTGCAGCTCTGAACTGCTCAGCAGTCAGATTAGTTGCCGGTCTACCCAGAAGCGTTTTATTTGTGCCATCATAAGACGAATTGTTGTCTCCACCACGATAGTCAGTTCCATTATTGATATAGCTCACAAGTCTGCCTGTGCTTCGCTCTATAGTGGCGAATCCTGCAGCAGAGAGACTGCCGATAGGAATCTCGTAATTAAACTCACCAGGAATTGGCTTGATGCCAATCTGCTCATAGTGCAATCCCCCAACATCCTTGATTACCACGTAAAAATTACGTCCCCAGCCCCACTGATAGTGACCTTCGGTACCATCCAGCTTTGCTGGTTCACCAGTAGCATACTTGTAGTGATCCTTGCTGTCGAGCTTTCTGCGGCTATGGTCATTCTTGACCAGGTATGCGCCAAGTCCGAGGATGTATGGCAACTCCTTCAGCAATTCAAGAGAGCCAATGTATGATGCAGCCTTAGGCGTTGCGTTTGCGGTGTCCCACACTCTTCCGCACCAGGCATGCTGACCAACAGCAAGGTCAGCCTTGAGCGCATCCATACCGATGCTAGTGACATTGCCATTCTGGTCTGTCAGCAGCAGGCTCTGGTTGCTGTTGACGGTTGTGACTTTAGTCACCGAATTGAATTTTTTACCTTCCATAATTATTTATAATATTCTTTTTAGCAAACTATTCCAATCACTATGATACACATGACCTAATCCGTCACTATAATTAATACTATCCTTGCCCAAAAACAGATGACTTTCTTCATCTGTCCCCTCATCAGAGTATATTCTTAAACCAAATTCTGGATCTATATTCACCCGTTTCCTTCCACCATATCCAAATAATTCCATTGTTGCAATTCGACTCAGCGAATCAGAATCTGTCTCAAATTTCACCTTAAAAAGGTCTGTCATCTCTGCAATTGAGCTTGGCAAATCCCAGTTATCATCATTAACTGAAGTTGGTCCTCGCATAACAAGGTAACCCTTATCAGCATTCATTTCGATTTCATTCCAGGTCTTCTCATTTCTAGACTTGAAATTACCTGTTGCCGTAATGTTCTCAAAATTGCCTCCCTTGCAAACGAGATCGCCGTCCTTAGCTCTGAAGACTACATTGCCGTCCTTATCTTTCATCTCGATGGTTCGGACGCCCAGGTTCTCCACCATCTGGTACTGGGCGAGGATGATGTGGGCTATGATGAGTTCGATAGACTGACCCAGTCGCCAATAATGGTTGTTCAGATCAGCTGCAGATCCCGGATAATTATCTGCAGTCTTGACGTGCGTCTTGATGCAGGAATAGCTATTGCCATTATATAAGACAACATCCTTCCACTCTTCACCTTCTCCACCCGCTTCGAATGTGTATCCATTGCTGCAGGTATTCCACAGCTGCGGACCTCGAAGGACGCTGCCCTTCTCACCCTTGACAGCCTTCCGGATAAAATTAATAGTTCTTGTAATTACTGTCATAGACTACTTGACTGATTGAATCGTTAATGACACGCTGCTGTAACCGGCATGCTCGCAGTCTGCCCTGGTCACAGCAAATGAACTCAGCTGGACAGTAGGCTTGCGTGCTGCCTCAGTATTGAGGACAACACCAGAACCTGACTTCAGCGTGAAATAAAACTTACTACCGATAGCCTCAGATTTTCCCCTGACAATCAGTCTCGGTGTATAGGTCACAGTACCATTGCCTGACTCGTCCTCGCTGATAGACTCATCAGCCGGTGTCGGGTTGGGCTCAATATCGTATGGATCTGACGCATCGATGACAGTCTGGAAGTCGAAACCCAGCATATTATCCTTGCCCATGGCCTTGTCGTTGTACACTTCCACCATGAACTCCCTCGTGCAATCCACATCTGATGCCTTGACGGTGAGGATCTTGGCGCTGGCTCCTGCAATCTGCTCCCAACCTGTGATGCTATTGACTGCTTTATACCACTTGTAATATAGTCCTGCTGTCAGAGTTTCGTTGCCCTGCGTGACTTTGGCTTCGAGCTGGCAGCTGTCATCCTTGCTACCCATAACGAAGTTGTGCGTATCATTAGCCGGAGCCTTAATTGTCACACGATAGGCGACTCCGGTGTAAGGGCCAACGGAAATATCGTAGCTAGCCTGAATATCATCTGTAGCCTCCTGCTGCCCAGAACGCTCTGTGATGGTACCGACCATCCTGATTGTAATGCCGCTATAATTGGAAACCTTAACCAGGTTGTTGCAGATTTTCAGTCCCCAATATAATTGCGAAGCACTTGGTCTGATAACTTCAAAGAGACCGTCAAACAGTCCTGTAGACTTGCCTGCAGAATTGAAAGGAATCTCCGTATCATTGAAGAAGTACTTCATGGAGGTAGGTGTACTGATGCCTTCTGCTGTTCTCGATGAGATGACAACGAAGTACAGCTTCGGCTGCGTTTGCGAGAAATCCGGATAGACAGTCACGACATCCCCATTTCTCTGGTACTCCTGGTAGATATCTCCGTCAGGCGACTGGATTGACGGAGTAAATGTACCCATCTTTGGTATGAAGTTGATGGTTGTCGACTTACTTGCGCTACTCATTTTCTGCCTCCTCTCTCTGCTCTGTCATGATGAATCTGCTGTCTGTAGCTACAGGCAGCTTGTTGCACACTTTGCCTTCCTGCTCCATGCAGGCGGTCTTGCCATCCATAGCGATAGCGCCTATTCTGGACAGCGTCTCCTCGAACTCGATAGGTTCCCCAAGCTGTAGGATATCCTGACACCAGAGAATGAAATTGCCATCCTGCAGCTCAGTTCTGTCCTCGGTCAGCTGAAGCAACTCCACGACCTTGCGATTTGCCTTGATGTATCTTTCCATATATTATATTATAAATGATGATTAGTGAAAAATGAACGGATTGCCATCTGCGTCCACGAAGACCTTGCCGTCGGCATCCATAGCCAGAGCTAAAGGATCGAGGTCTTTAACTTCCAAAGCAAGGATAGCTCCCCTGTTCGGATCCAGCAGATCTGTAGGTACTCTCGGAGACATACCATGTCCGACAAGGACTGCGTTCTCAAAGTGTATCGAGTTATTCGGTGCCATCCACCAGAGGACCTGCAGTTCTCTTGCCGGGTTCGTAATTTCTCCGACATTGTCAGAGATGGTTGCCGCTGGGTTTACTACCTTCGTGTCGGGCAGAACCTCGTCGACCGTGTCGAGGATATCGTAATCGTAGAATGGTATCCTGCGGACGATATTGACAATTCTGTTCGGTGTAGCATCACTCAGATCTACGCTTGCCGGATTGCCATCAGCCGAGAATTTAGCCCTGCATCTGATGCAGATGCGCTTGCCCATGAGCGAGCGGTCTAGAGTAACCGATGCACCATCTGAAGAAACTTTGATTTCGAGGTCATCTGCTGTAATGGCAGAGAACTGACCTCTATCACGGAGAATCTCCCAGACGAACAGCCTCTTCTCCTTAGCGCACTCCTCTGATCCGAGGCGCAGAGATGCATTGATGACCTGCTTGTCTGTATCACGAAGCGGATTATAGTATCGGTCACCACTCGAAAGCAGCAGCGTCGGCTTGTAGAGGGTCGCATTCTTGCAGTTGATGGAATAGTCCATCATAATTCTGTGAACCTTATTTGTCCGGCTGTCCAGGTACTTCGCCTTGAATCTGAGCAGAATCGGTTTCTGCGGCGCTGCGTTGACATACCAGAGCAGTTTGCCGGCATCATTGCCGGTCGAGGTGATGACATGCTTCCTGGGTGTCGAAACCAGCGCATTACCCTCCACACCATTCTCGACTCTGTACCAGGCGATATCTGTCAGTTCACTATTGACACGACCACTCTCGAGTATGTTATCTCTGTCGATTATACCAACGACCGGTTGTAAGGCGCATGGTGTCAACTCGTAATTAGGAGCATACTCATTCTGGTTGGCGTCATAAGTCTGTTCGAGCGGAACGCTGCCTGATATTGTCTTGGATGTGTTCACCTGCAGAGGCGTGTATTTGAAGTCTAATCTTTTGTATTTCATCTTATATGTTATTAAACACATTCCAGTGTGATGGAATCTTGGGCAACCTCATCGCCCAGACCATCACGAAGTGTAACTGTTGCCGTGAATCTAATCTTAGCCGGAACTCCCTCGCTGTCGATGGAGAGGTCAGACTGGGTCAGTACGATAGCCTTTCCTGCCTTGGATCCGACTTCGAGTGACCAGATGTTGTCACTTGTGACTCTCTGCTCACCAGCCCTGTTCTCTGTGTATCTGGTCCAGGCTACGTCGCTGTCGAGGATATCTGATGTGATATCCTGGCCGTAGAGCGATGCGACGACTGTCAGCGGAGCTCGGAAGTTGTCGAAATCATAGAGCGTCTCGTCTTCGAGGAAATCGATGGTGAATGCTGGATTGCCCTCTATCATCGCCCAATCGGTATTGTTCCACCTTGGTGCGGTATGGGTACCATTCTTCTGACATCTCCATTTGCACCCGGTATACCAGACATCGGAAGTCTCGTATTTGCCAGTTCCTGGATTGAGAGCTGAGCAGAAATAGTCTGCCGCCTCTGACCATGGTCCTCGGTCTACATAATCGACAACCGGTTTGCCTTGATAGTCAATCTGTATGATATCCTGGGTGATGATGCCGGCTGCATAGAGATAATCCCTGCCCTTGACTATAGGAAGGTTAAGCGACTTGACGAATTCAGGCATGTCGCCGAAGACCATGCCGTAGTTGTAATTTTCGAGTATCGGCTTCGTGACGCCCGTCAGCTTGACGATGCGCCCCTCGGAACTGGAGATGTAGAAACAGCTCTGCAGCGACTCATCGGTCTGGTTGCCATAACGGGCGATATTCATGAGCTCACATGGCGGAAAGTTCTTTCCTGCCGGAACTTCGGCATCAGGATAGAGGGTTACCTCGATGTAATTCTTAACCGCGTTGACGCTGTTGACTCTCATCCATGAGGTGTAGTAATCAGCCGAAGTGCCAGAATTGGCTGCCGAAGCGATGTTGTTGACCACGCCCTTGATGACGTTGCCCACATGCTGAGCCGTGAAGTATCCACTATACTTGGAGCGGAGGTGTAAGCCATAGCAATCATCGCCCAGACTGTCAACGCTCTCGATGGTGTCGCTTTCGGTGAAGAAAGTGTCACCCTCCTGCGCTGACAGGCGGTTGACAATCAGCTCCATGACCCGCATGTATGTGCGGACGGTGATGCTCTCAACCTCTGCATTGCCATTGGCATCGACCTGCGCGCCCTTGCCGTTGTACAGCCCGGAGACGAAGTCACCGAACTGTGCACCAGCCTTGAGCTGCGCCATCTGCTCGGAGATGAGCCCACGCAGGAAGGTAATCATGCCCTCGGCTGCATCGTCATGCTTGCGGCTGAGGAAGGCATCGGAGGTCTCGTCGGCACAGAAATGCAGCAGCGAGAGGAAGGCGTTGCCGATGCGGTTGGCCGTGTTGGCCTGCAGACGTCGCTCGTCTCTGATGCCCTCAAAAAGGGTCTGAAGTGCACTCTTGTCTAGTTTATCTGCCATTTTTTCTTTTTTGTTTGCAAAGATAATATGCCGATGGAATCGGTAAAAATACGCTCCCTAGAGGTAGCGTGCTGCACCGATGCCCTTGAAGATTTCGGTGAGGGCTGATGCCATCAGACCATTGTACCGGTCGCCGTAGAAGGTCGCCTCATGCTCGTTGAGCTTCATGACAGATGAGTAGTACTTCTGCGAGAACCAGTCACGGCGACCTTTAGGTTCGCCACCGGCGACACGACCGCCCCAGGCAGGGCCCACCTTCTTCGGTTTCTCGAGATTGTTGTCACGACGGTATTCATCGTCCAGGAAGTTGAGGTCGCCGTTGTTGATGCGGTGGACTTTCTCGCCACCCTGTGCCTCGGTCCACTTGTACCACTCATGTGCCGGTCCTACTCCTGCAGCTACATAGATACCATACTGCAGGAAGTTGTGCTCAATTGTTGTCACAGACCCCTGCTCCAGGTGCGCCTTGATGGAAGCGTAGAGGCGGCCGGTATCGATGGTACGCAACCGCTCCATGCGCTCTCGCCAGTAGTCGCCCATGGCGTTAGTCCAGCCTCGCTCATATCTGAGGAGGTCATCTACTGCTGCGTCTGCCATAGGCTCTCATCATACTGTATGTCGATAGGTTCGTCAGATGTGACCATGAAATAGAGTCCTGTGACGCCATTCATGGACCATCTGCCCAGCTCGCTCGAATAGACCTGCGTGAGGTCCAGAAACTCCATCTGGCCATCGTATGCCTCACGGCTCTTGTCGTGGAGCATACGGCTGAGGAACTGGCGGAAGATATATCTGCAGATATTCATTTTCGCCTCTCGGTCTGCCATGTCATCGCGCCTGTACCCTGCCAGGATCCAGACGGTATATACGTTGCGGTCAAAGAACCCCTCTCCGATGGAATGGGTGTTGCTGTCAACGGTATCTGAGACCATGATGAAGTTGGATGCCTTGCGGAACTGCTGCATGACTCCCTGAATGGAATCAGGTCCGGAGCACTCCGTTGCGACGAAATTATATTCTTTGCAGGTTCTGCACTCGGCAGCCAGCTGCTTGAAATATGCGATAGAATCGAAGATTTTCTCTGTCATGTGCTGTTATTTTAACTATTTTGCCTGTTGCGCTTCTTGAACTCCTCTGCCTCTCGTGCCTTGTTATCAAGCTCTGTGAGGGCAGCCCAGCAGTCGGTATTGTAGACAGCCTGCAGTTTGGTCACGTCACCATCGGTAAGTGCCCTAATTTGCGCCTGCATGGCTGGCAGGATGTCCTCACGCCGCAGTTCGCCACCCTCTTTCGCAGGTCTGAAGAAGTGAGGGAAGTTGGCGGCAAAATACTCCTTGACACTCGAGAACCACATGAAGACTCCGAGGAGTTCGAAAGGTTCAAATTTAGCGGTTTCATCGGCAGAACCGTCTGCGGTTCTGTACATGAGTTGCGCCATCTTCAGCAGGAATCTGTCCTCCTGCTTGAGCATGAACAGCTGGTAGTTCTTCTCGATATTGAGGTAATCGTAGAAGCTTATTTCGTGAAGCAGGCTGTTTACTGCCGTCAGCTGAACGTCACTTTCGACCTGTAGAGGCCGAAAGTCCGTAAAGGAGTCGATGAAATCGAAGTTTTTGAGCAGGGAGAGAATTTCTGCAGCGCTGATATACAGGACTCTCTCGCGCACTTTCCCAGTCTTAGCATCGCCATTTTCACCGCTTTCATCGCATTTAGCGCTACATTTCCACCCGGTTCGGGTGTACTTATGTACGGTAAGACCGCAGAACCTTGCGAGAAGGTAGCATTTGACAACGGTATGATCCTGGAACGTCGACATGATGCTAAGGACATAGCGCAACTGATCCTCTGAAAGTTCCGCCCACGATGACGGCGCCTTGAAATTGAACTCTTGTGTACCATCTTTATGCGTTGAAAACGAAGGCAGGTTTTGATTTTTCATTCTGAAATTCTTTGAAATGATTAGCCATATATGCCGATGAATTCGCATATAACGGGAATTTATCGAGATTTGCATCAAAGTATCTGAGCAGTCTCGCACGCTCGTTGGAATAGGCTGTCAGCAAACCCTCAGCCAGGAAGATCATGCATCTGCGCACCTTGAAGATGATTTCTACAGCGGTGTCATCCTTGTCCTTGGCTCCCCGCTCCATCTCTAGCAGATCATCCATCTGCTCGTCAGATATGACCCTTCGCATCACCCCATCAGCTTCGTAGAGTGCTGACAGTTTATCCTTCCACTGCTTGGATGATAGCTCCTGCTTCACCTGGAAGGCATACTGCTCGATGCTGAAGACCAGAAGCGGTATGCTCATTTTAGCCTGCAGGCTGCTTCCCCACCCTTCTGTTGCAGACAACAAGGTAATCATTTCGCCCTCCGCCTTCAAGCAAGCGACCATACACTGCTCTATCAGCGCCTCTACTCTCGCAGATGATGCAGGAGAGACCTCGTTGTTGGCAACTACTCCGAAGCCTGTCGGAGTGAGTACCAGGTCGAGATGGCGAACGTTGCCGAGGAATGCAGTCAGGCATACTGCCTTGACTACTGCAGCCGATAGCCGTTCATTTGTCTCCAGCGCTTCCTCACCAACGTAGCCGAGGAAGCGCTTCTGAATATTGTTGTATGCCTCATAGAAATGAGGTCTCACCGACTCGAACACCTCAGAGTGCGAGCTTGTCGCTACGAGGATGCTCTGCTCGAAGTCATCCTTGCTGATTTGAATCTTCATTTTTGCCATTATTGTTTGAAACTATTGATGTCTGTTGGTCCTTATTTTTGTCTAGTGTCGTGAGTTCTATCATCGGCACGTCTACGGTCACTCCTCGGTCGGCATAGCCATTGTAGTGGGAGATGACGTGGTAAGGCTTGCACATGATGTCGTGGCAAGCCTTCTCGAGCGACTGCTTGAGGATGAAGAGCTCTCGCTTGTCTGAGCCGGAATTGTTCATCTGGCTCTTGCCCGGGGTTGCTCCGATGAGGTTTGGATGCACGCCCAGCGAGAAGCAGAGAGCGTTGGATGCCTCGCTCATGTCGTCAGCCCAATCGCCACCCTCCTTCTTGCTGCCCTCGGAGAGGTTGATGATGCGCACCATGCGCTGCTCCTTGCCGCTGGGGTCGAAGTAATAGCCCGTGATGAGCGCCTTGCCGGCATTCTCCGGTCCGCACACGAAGTTGATGATATTGTCCTTCTCCTGCAGGATGCGCTCCTTGCGCTTATCCGGGTCGATGATGTCCTCGTTGTTGCAGAGCTCTTCCCAGTAGTCGCGGTGCACCTCTATCTGGATGCGTGGAGCGGACGTGTTCTTGATCATGTAGCGCTTGCCGATACCGATGAGACGGTAGATGTCGTACCAGGCATCGTCGAAGATGCTGGCATAGTATGGTATCGGATAGTACTGCAGTCCGGGTGTCGGGATGCGTGAGATGATGGCAAACTTGCAGTCCTTGCCCATCTCAGGAGCCTTTCCCCTGATGCCGGTATATGGATCTGGAGCCTTGCCCATGCGCGCCATGAGGTCGCCCAGCGGGTCATAGAGGTCGAGCAGCGGGATGACTTCGGTGTGGACAGGCGACATGACGTTGCGGAAGTCGCCGAAGAATACATGCTCTATGCGCCCCTTCTCATTTGGTGCCTCCAGGCGGCAGTAGGAAACGTCCTTGTGGCGGATGTTTACTATCTTGGAGTGGTCACGGCTCAGGATGATGACCTCTACCGACCAGAAGAAGAACTTCATGTCTGTTGCCTGCTGCATGAAGACCTCGTGGATGGAGTTCTTCAGGCAGAAGTCGCGTATCTCGCTGTCGGTAGTGTCCTGCTTGGTCTCCCGGTCCATGAAGCGCACGCCCTGGCCGTAGCAGCACTGGACGTTGAAAGCCATGGCTCGCTGCGCCACCATGTTTCGGCGCAGCAACTGCTGCAGGGTGTATGGCATGTCGTTGTCATCGCCATAGTTCACATACTCGAAGAGCTTGCCGTCTGAAGTCTCCAAGATGCCCGTAGTTGCATCGCCCACCTCTCCGGAACCCAGAAAACTGGTATCCTTTCCATACTGCTGCTCGATGGTGGTGGAGTCTGTAACCCTGCTCACGCCCTCTGCCACGAGAGCGTAGCGACTGTAGGAACCGCTGGTTTCTACTTGCTGAAGTTGATATTTTTTCTGTTTCATGTCATAAATATACTGGTAAGCCCAGGAACTGGTGAATGTAGATGTCCGGAACGGTGCGAACCTCGGCATTTGCCGGATTGACGAGACGGTGGAAACCGCCTCGCCAACTGCTGCCCCTGACCAGCCATCCTGTATAGTCGACGGTCTTGCCGTCTGATGTCCACGCCTTCAGGTTAATTGTAGAGCGGTCTCGCTCTGCCTTGGCCAGGAGGCGCAGCACCTCTGTGAGGTGGTAAGCCGTTCGTTTCATCAGTTGAAGGTGTTGTCAAAGGTGTTGTCGAAGATACGGCCGGCTCGCTGCAGGTCAAGCACGTTGTGCTGGCGCTGGGCGTAGGTGTAGCTGAAGGTGAATCGTGGCATGCTGTCGCGCAGGTTGTCGCGCTTGGACTTGGAGTCAGATAGGGTGACCCGCTTGCCCACCTTGGCTACCCCACCGATGAAGTTGACCAGATAGACCTCGTCTGAGCGGAAGAGATCATCTGCCCAGTTTGCCATGTCTGTGCCCAGATAGCCAGTATCGGCGTTGAATGTGCGCTGCTCTGTGATGCGGTAGTTTACCCTGATGCCGCCCATGTAGGCTGCATCGCGGGTGTACTGCGGGTCTACTTCGTGCTTGCCTGTGCAGTAGATGAGCTCCTGGCAGCCGAAGCTGTTGGTGAAGAGCAGAGTTGGCGCCACATCTCGCTCCTCGCTGTCTATGATGAAGGTCATGGAGCGTGAGCCTGCCTCTACCACGTAGTAGAGAAGGTCGGTGCCCTCGGTCTCGAAACGAGACGGAGAAACGTCGATGGTGGTGTAGATGTCATTGCCGCCGACGGCTGGTGCGGTAAACGATTTTGTGGTTTTGTCCGCATAGTGTGCGGTGACTTCTGCTGTTTCCTTGCCCATGTAGTGGAGATATTCAAGTCGCCCCATGTAGGTGGTCTTGTGTCCCTCGAGCAGGGTGAGGAAGTGGGTTGTGAGGAATGTAGAGCAGTCCACGCCCACGATGTCTACGGTAGAATAGTAGACCTGCAGTTTGGCTGTCTGCGTATCGGTGACTGTTGCCGAGTCGGTGTCTCCGGAGTCCGGAACCTGTTGCTCGGCGATGGTGATGGTGGCTGTGACTGCCAGCCTCCGGCGTGCATAAGGACGGAAGATGTCGGCAAGGTCGATCACTCTGACCTCTCCATCGGCAGGATAGAGATACTCATCGTAGATGATATCATCACCTATCTTGATGGTGACGAGCAGGCGAGTCTTGGCCGTGAGAATATCGATGTCGGGGATGTTCTCAAGGAAGCAACTGCCCGACGGAAGTGATGTGATGGTCATATATTATCTTTTTTGATGCAAAGATAATACATAGAGGATAAAAATAAAAATACGGCTGACTACCCTCACGAGCGGTCAGCCGTATCAAAGCTTTTCAGAACTTTGTAAAATTTTTCGTGCTGCAAAGGTACGAAAAATTATTCATAACACATGGTAGTACAATAAAATATATGAGTTTTTAACTTAAACAAGTTTGTCCGGCCTGACAACTCTCTCCCATATAGCCCATGCCACTGTTCCGTCTGGCTGCGTGGTTACATAGTAGCCATGCTCCTGCATATACTGGTTGATGGTTTCTATACTGACACCGCCCATGTCATCTAGTTCCGTGGCGATGTCCTGGGTGGTCTTGAAACTCTTCTTGTAGTCGAGACCGGTGTCTGCATCCTTCATAGGGAGGTTGCAGCGGAAATGGAAGTAAGCGTTGAGCAGATCCTGCTCAAACTGCTCGCTGTCGAAATAATCTGTATTTCTTAGCATAATATTCTTTTTTTAAAGGGTGAAACTTAAATATCGTCTCCAGGGTGCAGGCGGTTCAATGCCGTCTCATAGAGGTCAACATAGTATCCCAGTCGGGAAGCCCAAAGGTCGTATTTGGGCTGAAGTCTGGTAACACGGATCTCCTCTCGCTCCAGTTCTCTGAGGTATCTGCCGACAATGCGGTGGCAGTCCAGATCATTACAGTATCTTGACTGAATCTTGGCGTACTCCACGAGCTTGTATAGCTCCTTACGCTTGATATCAAGCTCCCACCAACGTTTTTCGAGCGCAGCGCGAATGCGACGGCGTCTAAAATATAGCAAGAGAATGTCTCTCTTGACTTTCTTCTTATTCTTTTTCATACCTAATCGTTGTTTATGGTTTTCCACTTGGCCAAAGTCATATTGAGTGGCTTAGCCTCTTTAGCTCCAAATCGAAGTGCATAGTAGCGATGATCATGCCATCGGATAACAGTCTGCTTATGTGGAGCATCCTCGATGAATGCAACAGAACCAATAGTCTTGTTGGCTCTCTGAAATTTGAGTTCCACCTTATGGGCGTTCATACTTTTGCCAATATTCATGAAGTACTTGCACTTGCTGATGTCCTTTGTAGTCAGCTTTGCTGTGCGTCTTCTGCGGTTTCTACTTTTCTTCATCATGCTACCTCCCCACCGAAAATGAAACCACCAATCATGACAATAGCCATCACGGCAGAGAAGCCCACCATGGTCAATGCCACCTCGCCATACGTTACCTTCTCCTCGCAAAGGAAGCTGAAGGTCTCGCTCTTGGTAGCCATGAGACGCTTAGCCTCACGCTTGATTGCACACTTGAGGGTATGGATGCCCTCGTTCACGTTGATGCCTGCAGGTCTCACCTGCGCATCACTTAATAAAATAGAATTCTGCATAATTGCCATCTTATAACCATTATAGACCGACCTTGATGTATAAATACAATGGTGGCGGTCACATTCACCGTTGGTTATAAGATGGTAGCTTTCCCAGCGAAGGGCAAGTATCTTACGGATCATGCAACCGCCATATTGAAAAGACCTTTTTCCCGCTGCCGGGAAAATGATACTTTATAGGCATAAAAAAAGCCCACGGCGTGAAGCCTAGGCGAAACAGTCGCCATCGCTGAGTAGATTACTACTATCTTATAACCGATGGCAAAAGTACGAAGAATATTTGGAACCGCCAAAAAAAAAGCGAGAAATTTTAGAAGAATCTGCAGGGAATATGTTTTAGAGCATAAAATCGGGGTGATTTGAGGAGGAGAAGGAATAAAAAAAGCCCCCGATGCGTCGCGCACGGAGGGCTCAGAGATCTTAATTAAATTTCCTACATAATTATATGAAAACTGTCAGCGAACTAAATCACGGCAGTCTGCATTTCTTGTGAAATCTGACGCAGACAGTCCAAAATCTGCTGCTTGCGCTTCTGGCTAGGTTCATGCTTACCCATGGCATACTGGCGCATAAGTGATGCATTGACACCCGCCTTTTTCGCCACTCCGCTCATATTGAGGTATGAGTAATAATCGAAGAACGAACCGATGTCAAACCGGAACACGAACTCCAGCTCAGGCATCTGCTTGCCTTCCTCTTCAAGAAGCTCCTTGATTTCCTTCTGCGCCACATACATATCCTCAATAGCTTGCCTGGCTGTGTTACCATACCCGGCAAGTGCAAAGTCTGGAAGTTCTTCAACCATGAAGCAAGAGAAATTCTTCTCCTGCTTGCCTTTCTCTACCTGTATCGTTACTTTTGTTGCCATACTTTTAAACCAATTAAAAAGAGACCTTAAAACCAACCACTCCATCCATTTCAACGAACTTGGTCAACTAGAGAAAAATTGCCGGGCTTAAAGCCCGAGCAATCTTTCTAGAATACTGTCGCAAGTCTTTTTAGGGACTTCCCGACTGCCATGCCGTGGAACCGGACATTTGAGTCCTGTAATAGGACTATACCAAACGTCGTGATTTCCACCATGCCGAACAACGAAGCATCCCGCTCGGTTCAGCTGTCTAACTAGTTGACTAGTTTTCATCTTATGTAAGGAATTTAATTAATTAAAAGATCTCTTTGTCTGAAAGACGTTGCAAAGATAACAAAAAAGTTATGTTCTACCAAATAAAAAGATAACTTTTTTGTTATATCCAGTAAGATTTAACATTTGGGGAAGAAAATCTTGGGTTTGAGGAATGGAAGTGTAATGAAGTGGAAAGAAAAGGAAAGAAAAGGAATGATTTTCCCCGATATTCTCTGATTTTCTCTGAAATTCTCCGATATTCTCTGATTTTCTCCAGGAATGACCGCAAAAACGACCGAAAATGACCGAAAACGACCGCGAAAATGGGTCATCCAGCTAGAGGTTGAGGAAAGAAATGGAATAAAAAGGAATGATTTTCCACGTATTTTCCGTGAAAATTCCACGAAATTCTCCGTTTTTCTCTGTTTTTCCACGGTTATTCAATAAAATTCCACAGATATTCAATAAAATTCCGTATATTTGCAACGGTTTTAGTAAATAATATATATTAAGGTATGGAAAGAAATAAGAAACTTACCCTACATAGGGTTATTGATCTTATCGATAAGACCAATGAACGCATAGATATAGCCAACGAGCGATTAGAAATAGCAGAAAGAGACAATAACCGTCTTTTTCTGCTTGTAGTCATTGAAGCTTTAACAATATCAATAGCCATTGCCATACTTGCTTAATGGTAGAAGCCAGGCACGAGTATAAGACAGATACCACCATCAACAGGAACGTAATGACCTCCATCCAATATTTATTGCGTTCTCTCTTTTCAGCCTTTCTCTTGGCTTCCCTCTCTTTATTTTTTTTATCTTGATAATGTTTGTAGGACCAATCCATATAATCCATATCATCATCAGGCATCTCACTTTTCATATTTATATTTTTTATGATTAATAAATAAGAGCCCCCGATGCTTCACGCACCAGAGGCTTCGAACTCTTTTGTATTTCTGCGCCACAAGGCTATGGCGACTTTTGTCTTATGGGGAATGATAAGCCCCAGCCTCATTTTTATATTCTGTCTGCAGCTGCACGTATGCGGTTTGAAACCTCGCAGAGTGCGCCACGGAGCATATTCTTTTCATCTTCGGTGAAACCTCCCACTCCACCATTGCCATCAATGCCATCGAGCTTGTGATAAAGCCATGATGCCGACTTGCCGAAATATGTATGTGCTATCTCTCGCCACGACACGAGCATCTGAATATCCTGGATGCGCTGTTTAACTTCGCTATCCTTGGTCTGTTTAACTGTTGCTACTGCTACTTCCATAATCTTATATTTTTTAATGCCCTCCCCGAAGGGAGGGTTTGTTGTTAATACTTTGTGTAATACTCAGGCGGCTCAATCATCTCATCGAAAAGTTGTTGAGCATACCATAATAACTGCGGGTTGCCCCTAGGAAAAGATTTTTTGTAATTTCTGATAGCTGCTATCAGCTCTTCCTCTTTGTCGCTTACTAAAATTTTCTTCATATCATTATTTCTTTAAGACAATGCAAAGATACTACAAATTTTCGTATTATCCAAATATTTACTACGAAAAAACGTATTATTAAGTAAGATTTAACATTTTAGCCCCATCAAACACGGTTTTTACCTCTTTTTCTCATCATTCTTGAATGATGTCAAACAATGTTATTACCGCTTTTACCCCGAAATGAAATGTAGGGGTTCGCTCGAAAACGGCTCGTTTCTTGTGGCAATTTCATGGAAATTGGCATAAGTAGCCGTTTTCGAGCGGGCAATCAATGGCAATTGATTGCAAAATTTGGGCATTTTGCACAAATTTTCCACGGTCATTTTTGCCAACTTGCTGAAAATCATGGATTTTTGAAAAGTTGATGCAAAAAAGGGCGTGCCTTGCTGTAAGCATAGCCCCCACCGCCCTACGCTCGGAGGCAATTGCCACGGCTGACTGGAGCGGTATATGTAAGGGTTTTGTCATGTGGCAATTGCCTCTTCCCCCGACTGACGTGCCGAATTGCCATCGCTCTCGCTATCTCTATCCCCTTCCCTTCATCCGCGGTCATCAGCAAGTTTGCAAGCAAGTGAAAGGGCAACGTGTTCCTATCACGTTGCCCATGGTGCCTATAGTCTGCCCTTGTCGTGATAGCTGTAGAATGCTCCATCTGTTACTATCACATGGTCCATAAAGAAGAGGCGCATGACTTGACAAGCCTTGGCTATCTGCTGGGTCAGCACATCGTCCGCCTTGCTTGGCTGCGTGTTGCCCGATGGGTGATTGTGCACAAATGCCATGATGGTTGCACCGCTCAAGACTGCCTCCCTCATGAGGATACGTATATCCACGGATGTCTCAGTTATTCCTCCCTCGCTCAGTTTCACGCTCTTGATGAGTCTGAAATTTTGGTTCATCAATATGACGTGTGCCTGCTCTACCTTTAGGTCTGCCATCTGCGGAAGCATGTAGTTGTATATGGCTAGACTGCTGCCCATGTCGGGCTTGCTGCCCAACTTCTCCACTGCCCTGCGCTTGCCTAGTTCCAAAGCTGCGAGTACTGCCAACGCCTTGCAGTCGCCTATTCCCTGCACTACCTGCATTTCGTCCATGGATAACTTTGCAAGGTTACTGAGGTTATTGTCTGCCATGTTCATCAGTTGCCTAGCCTGGCTTAGGCTTTCGGCTGTTCCTGCCCCTCTGTTGATTACCATGGATAACAATTCGGTGTTACTGAGTGAATCGAATCCGTAATTAGCTGCCTTGAACTCTGGTCGCTCGTCTGCTAGTATATCATTGTACTTCTTCATGTTACGCTACTTTATTATAGTTGTTGTTTGATTTCTTATTGATATTAACACCCTGTGGAAAACATCTCTTTGAGTGTGCCACTGCCTCATAAAAGCCTTCTGCCATCTCCTGCAACACGCCTCTGTTGCTTATTGGGTCGTGGTGAATGGTGCGAGCCAAAAAGATTTCTCTCTCCACATAAGCACCTGCCGCCTCCAACTTGTTTCTGAAGTCCTCGATGGTCTTGCCGCTAGTCAGCAGGTCGTCGAATAGAATGACCTGCTTGCCCTTGAAGTACTCGCCATCAACTGAAACGTGATAAATGTCCTCGTTAACAACGTGGCTGCCTCCGTTGTGGGTTGGCTTGCGCTCTCCAAAGATGTGCACGTGCTCATTTGCGGTCATGATGCCTGCTGCATTGAGGATGGCTGCGAGATAGCCGAATCGCTTGTTATATTTCCATTGTGTGCTGCATGGAGCAAAAACTACAACGAAGTCCTCTAAGATACTGCTATACTGCTTTGTAAGATAGCGAACTAGCCACTCAGCGCAGAGGTGTACCGCCTTCTTGTCGCCTGCCTTGAAGTCGTAGACGAAGCGGTTGTTTGCCATCTGCTGTGCCTTGTCAACGCAAAGGTTGATGTAAGCGTTTGGAACGTACTCAAAAAAATAGTTCTGTCTCATATCGAAAAATTTTATAAAGTTTGAAATTGTATTCTGGTAATGTTTGGGAGCCCAGAGATTTTTTCCCACTCCTGCTGTGGAGTATTTTTTTTAATTGCATTCCGTTCAAAGCCCGGTGTGCCCTTTCGATTTTTCCTATGCATTCAAAATGCGCTGGCAGAGGCAAACAGGTGTGGGGTTCTGTGTTAACAAAAGGTAAAGGTTTAGTGAAGCGTGAAGAACCTTTGGCTTTTGTTAACCCAGGTTCATACACAGGTTTGAATCGCCAGAAGCTACCTTTGCATAGGAAATTTCGGATGGGAACACATGACGGGCGGCGGAGAATGCAATACAAAAAGTACGGAACAGCATCAAACAACCATCGGAGATACCGCTTTCTCACACACCCAGAAAGAAAAAAAGGCTGCCTACTCTCACGAGCAAACAGCCTAGGAATCATAGCATAAAAAAAACTTAAAGCAATAAATAAAAAAAAGAACGAAATATTCTATCGTGGGTAATAGTTGCTCATGCCACCCGTGTACAGGACGGTCTGAGGGAACTTGTCAACGCCAATGCAGACGGTATCGAAGGCATCGGAGAAGTCGGTGCGGTTCTCCAGCCTGTCCTCGTCTGTCTCTACGAGCTTCTCACCTCGCTTATCCTTGCCGTTGTTGTAACAGCCGGCACTCTCGATTGAGATGATCAGGTCCTCGTTATTGTCCTGGTTGATGAGAACCATGTGGCGCGCATGTCCCTTGAACATGCGGTCGATGAGCAACTGCTTCTCAAGATGGTTCATCGGCTTGCCGATGTAGACCTCTGTAACGAGCCAACCATTCCTACGTAGCACCTTGGTAATAATCTGGTAGAACTTATCGTTGTGGGTTGCATAGGAGTTTCCCACGAAGGTTGCATCGTAGTAGAAGATGACTCGTTTGTTCTTGAGATACTTATAGTAGTCGCAGAAGTCCTGAGCGAGCTCAGGCAACTTCCTGGCATACTTCACATAGAATGAGTTGACGATGCGCAGCTTGGTATCGGAACCCACCTGCCCGACTACGAGACAGTTGATGTTGTTGTTTGCATCGGAACCGATGATCAGCGGTAAACCATCCTCCAGGTCGCCATCCATGCGGCAGTCCGGCTTGTCGTGCTTAGGGTCGAACTTATACTGCAGGTCATTGAGGAACCTGGTGTTCGGTGCCGTATAAAAGTTGCGATCCTCGTCAAGCCCGGAGTAGAAACCATCCTGTGCGATGCCGACATGCTGGCACATGATGCTCGTGAGGAAGGTCATCTTTGGCAGGTCTCGCTTCATCTGTCTGATGAAGTCCTCGCCTAAGACAGCCAGGTTCTGGATGCTGGAGCATCGAGAATAGACAAGTGCATAGGAGCGGAGAGAATCAAGAATCTTCTCATACTTCTGCACTTCCTTCATGTAGTAGTCATATCGTTCAGGGTGAGCAGCCAGCTTGTTGCGGATGCTGTGCAGATGCACCAGGACTGTCTCCATGGTTGCCACCAGCTCTTTGTCTTGCTTCTTTTCCCAGCTCATGAACCAGGAACCTTTTTTGGTCGCCGATGTATCTGAAGTAATGGTCAGACCATGGTGGAGGCAGCAGTCACCGAACAGCTGCTTGTTGCCTCGATTGGCAGGGAGCGTCTCATTGTTAAGCTGCTCCCAGTCGATAAACTTCGCCTCGTCGATAAAAACATGGTCGAGTGAGAGGGAGTTGGAGGTACCGCTGCGGTCCTGAGAGATGATGTTGAGGTAGCTGCCATTATAAAAGGCTACTGTATTCTCCCAGTTCATGGGCGAAAAGTGCGGTTCCTGCCAGTGCAGCGCCTTCCACGGTTTTTTGCCAACGATGTAGTGGACATCGCGCTTGTAGCCCCACTCCTCGAGGTGGACCAGAGCTGAAGGAAGGATGTTGGTCTGGCATCGTTTGACCGATGGCGCCACCATGCCAAGGCATGAACCTGGCATGTGCTGCACGGCATAGAGGATGCGGCCAGCCTCGACCACACCCTTTCCGGTACCACGGCCCCACTCGCAGACGAGAGTCTTGGGCATGAGCTGCAGGACTCGAGACTGCACGTCGTTGAAGAATAACTCCTTAGGTCTTGCTGCTGTCATCATCTGGCGGAAGTTCTTCGAAGTCAGCATCCTCGATGTCCGGCATCGAGTAGCGCTTCTCCATTTTTTTAATTTTTGCACGAAGATTTGGAATCTTCTGCAAACCGATGACTGTCGGATCATCTGTCATGCGGAACTCAACAGGAACAATCTTGTCGAATGCCAGCTCTGGCTCATCAGGCGTGTCGGTGCGGTTGTTCTTGATGCGGTTTTTCTGCATCACGGCAAGCGCCCGGAAGTCGCCTGCAGCCTTGGCAGCCTTGCGGTCCTCGTCTATCTCCTGGTTGACCTTCCATCGCCAGAACTCCTTAGAGGCGGCGTTGAGATTGCCGAGCATGACCTGGCAGAGATGAATATCATCGTATGCCTGTGTCTCGCTGACGGCAAACATGGCCTTATCCTGATCAACCATCTCCCGGACGGTATATCGAGGGTATCGAAGCCAGAACGCATAGCACCCTCGAAGTCTCTCCACTCTCGCTCTGACGATAGCGGAGAGATGAAGATCTAGAAGTTCATCCTCATTGAGAGGCATGTACTTCATGTAATCATCAACATTAACAGGCAGGCTCATATCATGAGATTTTAGCAATAATCTGCGAGAGTTGTGACATGACAGCCTGATAAGCACCAGGAGAACCTACATTTGCCAATGCAATATTGTTGGTTCTCAACTCATTAGCGGTCTCCGCTAAACCTCTGAGATAGCGTCTGCGATATGGCGACCTAGGTTCCTGCAGCTCCAGTTGCATAGCCATAGACTCATCAGGAGGAAGGTCCATCAGGATGGGAATCTCCTCAACAGGCGTCATGGTCTTGGCAAGATCATAGACAGTCTGCAGATATAAATCACTCTCTTCGAGGAATGGAAATTGTTGTCTTATCATCTAACAGATTATTGAGCATATTATGAATATCGAGATAGACGTCTCTATCGAGAGAGATGAAGGTGCATTCAGCGCGATCACCATACGTCTGGTTCTGCGATGTTATCACGGAGACTAACCACTCAGCGTTACTGACCAACATAATTTTGGAGTGATTGAGCGTAAGCCGAACATCATCAAAAGCCTCTGTCATTAAGCGTTTTAGCTTTAAAGTTTTACTTGAAGCTTTAATGTCAGCCACTAACGTTGAATGGTTAATTAACCCTCGCTTGCGAAGGTTAATGACTCCGCACAAGAAGGCATCGGATGTAGAGAAGGTCGTGACGGCAACATCTGCCGGTCCTGTCTGCTCCAGAATCCAACCTAACAATCCAAGGGTGTGAAGCCCTTGACCCAGGAAGACCTGTGAGCTACTCTGCTGGAGTGGCTTCAGGACTTGCTGTATCTGCTTCGCCCTCATCTGTAACCTCCTCTTCTGCACTCTCTGTCTGCTCCTCGCCATCGGCTGAAGCCTGCTGCTCCATGGTGATACCCGCCTGCTGAAGCTTTGCGATGGTATCAGCGGTGATTTCAGCCTTGGCTGTAATCAAGAGTTGCACACGCTCATTGACCTTTGCTCTCAAGGCATCAGCCTTGTCGGTATTGCCAGCCTCCATCAAGCCAATAAGCTGGTCAAGGTTCTTGGTGATGTAGGAACGAGCATTGCCAATCTGTTTGGAGGTGATGGCAGCTTCAGGCTGCTGCTCCGCTGGCTGCTTCTCGGCATCACCCGGTTTGGCATGGTCGTAGACGTCCATGGCCTGCTTGTATGCATAGTACTCCTCCTTGAGCGTAAGGAGCATGCGCTTGAAGTCTTCGTCGGCAGCATGCAAGCCCTCGTATCTGTCACATGACATGTCGTAAGCCTTGCAAGCCTCAAAGTGTTCCTTGATTTTTTTCCAGAGTGCGCAGTTGCCATCCCAGATAGCCTGGATGTTGTCAGGCAACTGGTCATGATCAGCTCGTTTGCCCTTGGCTACGATGGCTGAAGGCACGATGGAATCGAGGTTTTCTGACTCCACGACAGGAAGATGAGGTGCTAGCTGCTTTGCAATCTGGTCTGCCTCTGATGTTTTGTCAACCGCAGTTTGAAGGATAGGCGTGACCTTCTTGTCGTAGTCTCTCACATCATCGATGGTCATGCCTTCGATGCGATAGTTGAGATGCTTCTGCAGCTCATATTTGAGCAACTCGAGTTTGCCCTGAGGGTCGAAGTTGATGAGTTGATAGAGGTGGCGGTTGTTATTCATCTGAAGGAGGAGCAGCGCTCCCTCCCTGATGTTGGCATCGGTATGCTCGCAGTCAAACCACTTCTTTATCTTTTCTGTAAATTTCGGATCATTCATAATAAATAGAAAATTAAAATGGCGAGGCGAGCTCATGTAAGCATCGCCCCGCCACTGATAGTAGTTATGTAGGAAAATCGAATCCCGTTTATTGACTGACTGTATCACCAGCGACAGCCTCCACCGGCTTGCAATCTTTACCAGAGATGGTACCTTCTGCTGTTGTGAGGGTACCGAAGTAGAATGGAGGCATGGTCTCGCAGTTGACAGAAATTTCAAGTGTGGTGTTGGTCTCGTCAGAGATACCTGCTCCAGAAGACTGAGATGGTGTTACGTCGACCTCGAAAGTCTCGTCACCAAACTGGCGAAGCTTGCCGTTGCGCTCAGGAATCATGAAGATACCGTCTTCATTGAGAAGCAAAGAAGCGAGTGCAGACGCTTCCTCCTCTGTACCTGGGAGGACGGCTGTTGCCTTGAGGTTCATGGTCTTGCAGCCATGCTCACCCTGCGCCTCTGGCGAGAAGGAACTCTTGTCTGTGATGAAGGCAATCTTAATCCAGTTCTTGTCTGCCTGAATAGTGTGGCTATCCTTGATGACGAGATAGTCTTTAAGTGAGGTTGCAGTCTCCTTCTGTGGTTCTGCGAACTTGGTGATGTAACGCCGTGGGATAAAGAAGCCGTAGGCTCTGGTACCAGGCATTCTCTTCTCACCAGGACACTTCAACACATCCTCATAAAGGTCTGCGGTTGAAGCACAAGTTTTCTTTGTTGCCATATATCAATATATAATATAATGTATAACCATGGACAGCTATCCCTTACTCTGCAGGGATAGTGTTATAACCGAAGAGGATGCGTTCCTTGGAGATCGACTCGAACTGAGTACCGAAGTACATGGTTGCCACAAAGTCAACCAGGAAGTGAGAGTCGAGAGAACTCTCTACGCCAAAGTTCGTCTTGTCGCCCTCGGTAGCTAAACCGATGAGCATGTTGCTGCCAGGTGTGATGATCTTGTAGCCCGCAGGAACGTTGTCAAGACCTACGAGGGTGCAGTTGCTTGCACCATCCATCTTGTTGTGGTTGAACTCGTTATTCCAGTTAACGGTACCGTACTTGTCACGATAACAGCGGCGGTAGAGCGTGAGTTCATGGCTGTTCATGAACATGTAGGTATTGATGCCCTGCAGCTTAGCATCGGCATGATCATAGAATGCCTCGACTGCATCGACTGCGTTGACACCAGTCATCGCGGTTGTATTGAAGAGGTTACCCTTCTCTACAGAAATCGCCTTGGCCTTGATGTCTGCATCGGAGATGGTCTTGAAACCATCAGCGAGATCTGCGGTACCTGAGCCTGCAGGGTTTCGCTTCATGGTGAAGAGGTTCTTGAAGAGAGCCTCACCTATCTTGCCTGCCAGGAACATGCCAATCAGCTTGGTAATAGGCTGGTTCTTGAGCGCTTCGCCCTGGAAAACGTTGGAGCCCCAGATAGACTCACGCACGGCATTCGGCTCAAAAGGCTTGACGCATGAACCAAGGAATGTCTCCAAGGTACGGCCTGTGATGGTAACGCCATTCTCATCCTTTCTTGTGAGAGAGTATGGCCCGAGCTCCATATCGCCTGCGAGCTCTCCGACAGTCTCCTTGCCACGAACGCCCACGCGTCGGCTCATGAATTTTGCTGCCTCGTCAAGAGCGCGTACCGGCATCTGAATGACGTCCTTGCGGTACTTCGCGAAGCTGGTCTTTAGTTCATCAGGAGTAATTTCAATTGTATTGTCTAAAGCTGCCATTTTAATTGATCTGCTTCAAAGCATTGAATATTACGCCAGGGTCTACATTGTCAACCTCTGGTGTGACGCCCTCATGGGTACCAGAACCCGGAGCGCCCTTGAGATCCTTGATCTCCTTATTCTTGGCCTGGATATCCTTGTCCTTCTGCTCAACCTTAGCCTTCAGGTCCTTGACCTCCTGGCTGGCTTTGTCGAGCTCAGCGGACTTGTCATCCAAGTCCTTCTGTTTCTGGGCAAGAGCATCCTCGATTTTCTGCATCTCTGCATCGGTGAGAGTAATCTTCTCATCTGTAACCTCAAAATCCTCCTTGCGATTGAGGAGGGTCTGAAGATTGAGGAATTTTTTCTTCATGTTAGAAATTTGTGTATTATTCTTGAACATATCTCTGAGTGAGGCGGCAACCTTCTCGAGAAATGTTTTAGAGGGCTCGTCATTAGCGGTTGCTCCAGGAAGTGGCGGCAAACCAAGGTTGGAGCAGAAAGCGTTAGTGAATCTCTTAGCGAGATTAGTCTGACGCTTCTTGTCTTCCTCGTCCAGGTCCCTGACCTCATCAACCAACCCCATCTCCAATGCCTGCTGTGGACTCAGCCAACTGCCCTTTTCCATCTGAGCCAGGATTTCATCGCTTGTCTTGCCCGATTTCTGGGCATAGACGGAGGCTATGACCTTGTCGATGGTGTCGAGACCATCACGCTGCTTCTGCCAATCCTTGATGAGTTCATCGAGTTTCGCCTTGTTTGCAGACTCCCAGACTGCGACACCTGTCGAAGCATTATGAATGAGCATGGTACTGCCGACGGACATATCAACATGCTTGGCTCCCATGCAGAGAACTGTAGCGATGGAAGCAGTCATGCCGAGGATATGGACGTTGACATGTTTATGATCCTTGATAAGTTGATAGATGGTCAAGCCTTCATCAACATAACCACCCGGCGAGGAGACGGCGATATCCACCTCCTCGTCCGGATGAGCGTCAAGGTAGGCCTTGACATCCTTGGAACGTGTACCATAGGTGCCCGACCACCAGTCGTAGCCGGCTCCGATGGTACCGCATATCATCATTCCGTATTTCATGCGCTTATCTTTTTTGATGCAAAGATAATATGGCAATTGCCAACGGAAAAATACGTAAATCAGGCTAATAAAGGTGCTTTTCGGGTGCTACCCCACTGAACTGTGTACTCGAGCATGGCAGAAGTCCCAAGGGAATCAGGGTGGACATCTGACATATTAATAATAGGATATGGCCGCTCCCTGTTGCCAATGAGATAGCGTTTGCCCTCGATGGTTGTGACCAGATAGGCATAGTTGTCCTTCATGTCCAGGTCTTCGCGGCATGTACGGAAGGTGAGTTTATGGGTGTAGAACCGCTGACCATCCTCTATTTTGTCTGTGATTTCCATTTTGGCAGGCTTCTGACACTTAACAACTGGCCAATTGTAGCTATCTGGTATTTCAAATGTATGGTTGCCTAGAAGTGTATCGAAAGGCAACTCGCTGACAGGAATGCGCTGCACGTTGCAGATATAACTAAGTCTTTTCATAAGCTTAAAAATTTCGTGACTGTTCGCACCTGTTCGGTGTTGAACAAAAACAGGGCTAGAGTAGATGAGATTTTTTCATGAAAAATCGTCTTTTTTGCATCTTTTAAGATTAAAAAGATTGATGCCCTTCTCTTGATAGGCCTTGCGCATGCGATACCACTTCATGCGGATTGTCTCAGCATACTCTATGTCGATACCCTGCTGTTCACACCAGGAGCGGAAAGCAGACATCTTCTTGCATGACATGTCATTGAGGTCTCCAAGGTCACTCCACATGTTGATGCGGAAGAGGTCGTTGATGCTCTCGGTGAGCGCCTGCTTTGCATGACCGTTAAGGAAGTTGTAAGTCTCTGGGCTTTTAGACTTGGAGTAAGGTATGCAGATGGCAACATCTCGCTCTCCAGGTTGCTCAGGCAGATTATTGATCGGGCGCTTAGATAGGAACCGGCGCAGAACAGCATTCTCGTTGCTGGAGGACGGGAATTCCACGGGATCGCCAAAACTATGTGTGAGCCACTGCTTTAGATATGGCTCTACCTGTACATAAACTACGAATTTACTCATATTTCTGTAATTAAAAACACCGCAAAGTTAGGAAAAATAATCGAGATATTCCTACGTTTATAGGAAAAACTATCTGTATTGCGCTAAAAATCCTTGTTTTTAGGGAAAAAGTAGCATTAGAAAATCAAGGAACCCATTTTTGGGCAATTCATTTGTGGCAATTGTGGCAAAAATGTTAAGTGCTTGATTATTAATATTATAAGTCTTTTCTTATTGACACAAATATATAATAGAATTGCCACATTGCCACAACCTTTGCCACACTTCTCTTCTCGTTGCCACAAATTGCCACATAATTGCCACAAATACATACCCTCTTAACTCTCTGATAATCAGTGTTGCACTAATTGCCACAAATGCCACATTGTTTTTAAGTCGCGTGTGAGTTGTCGGAAAAATCACGGAACACCAACAAAAAAGCCCCCAGAGGAATCTCTTCCCCTGGAGGCTACTATCGATATGATCTAAACAAAAAACTTATTTCCACTATAGTGGCGAAGGTTCCAGACCTAGAGCCATCTGCTCTGCATCTGTCATGACATAGGTATCCTTGGTCTGTTTCTGCTCACCATCTACCTCTGTGTCAAGATCTATGCCATATCTGTTAGAAACCATGGTATAGTCAAAACAGAGAGGCCTGTCTTTATAATATAACTTCTGCCGGCCAGTGATAGTACCATTGGCATCTGTCTTCTCTACTGTCTCCGGCAAACCGCTCGGAGTGAACTTGATAAATCGCTCAGGGTTTTTGGTAGAACCATAGAAGTCAGCACCTATCTGTAGGTAATGCAACAGCGACTCCTTAGGAAGGAGGTTTTCATCCATCTGCCTTCCCAGTTTGCGGTAAACCGCCATTGTGATGTCCTTGCGAATCATCAGAATGCTCTTTGGCATCGCCCAGTTGTCTATCCTGAGTTTGTTGGTAGCCAGAGTTCCGCAGGTCTTAATCTTGAAGTCCTGGTCTTTCTTCAGCTCGCCCATCTGTACTGCAGCATTGATGATATTCCAAAAGCCTGCGACCTCGTCGGTGGTGTTGCACATGCTGTTCTGCGTCTTGACTCCCTTTATAACAACTCCCAAAAGGTCACTATAGCTGAAAGGAAAGTCGATGTAATCTCTGATTGCGAGATAGGCTGCCAACGGCACCTTCCAGTTTGTCATGATGCGGTCCAGGATACTCTCACCCTCCAACCGCTCCTCCAAATCATCACTTGCTTGCTTCCAGGCATTACCGAAGCAGCCCTGGAACTGGTCACGATGCTTCAGTAGCTGAAGGGTGATGTGTGTAGCACCAATCTGGCGCATACGCTCCAGTTCCTCGAAGTTCTGTTTCTCCTCACGTGTATGCTCACCTTTGTCGAAGGTGAGATAGATGAGTCGGCTGAATAGGGCGATATCTGCAGTAGGCATCTCCTGTCCAGTGAGGATGATGCCAGAGTCGACTTTGGCCTGTACGAGCTTCTTATCCTTGTCCATGTTCATCTTGGTTCGACCGATACCATTCCACAAGTCCTTGAGCCACTCTACCTTGTTTTGTGTGATAGAGTTCTTGTACTCGTCGATATGTACCAGGGCATCGCTCACCCCTCCTACATAATCGGATAGCGCCGGCATAGATGCATTGGTGATAGACAGAGGCTCGTACTTGGTTTCGTACTTGTAGAAGAAGTTCATGAGGGTGGCAGCGAATTCAGTCTTACCGCATCCCTTCGGGCCAAAGGCATTGAGGAGCGGGAAGGAACGACTCTTGCCGATGACTATGTCTCGGAAGAGGGTCGCTATATAGAAGCACAGACCCACTTTGGCGTTATCGCCAAAGACCTGTACGACCTTGGCGAAGAAATCTGACTGACTAGTTGGATTGTCGACCATTTTCTCATGCCGGAACTTTTTTTCGCTAGCATATAATTCCCGACTATCTTTATTGAGTTTGCTCATGGCCGGAAGATAGTACTTGCCAGCCTGCAATCTGAGTATGCCCATATCATCTATTGGAATCCAGGTACCATCTTCGCTCGCTCCATTACAGAATGCATAGAATCCTTCACGCTGCCAACCTAGCTGCTTGATAGGGTCTGCTGTCTCGGTCACTCTACCGAGATAGCCTAGAAGCTTGATAAGCTGCTCATCTCTGGCCATCCAGATATAATCTCCTATACCAAACAGTCGCTTGCGAAGCGAGCTGCTCGATGTGATCTCATCCATATTGAGTTCGATGAGTCTTGATGGTTCCTCGCTGTTATTTTTTATCTCGAAAAGTCTGACAGGGTTGAAGTCATCACGAATATGGAAGAGAGGCTTCATTTTGAAGTTGGACCACTGGATTTCATCACCCTCTTTGTTTGTACCCCAGTAGCAGTTATCGTGCTCGGTGAATCCGAATTCACGGAGCATCTTGATGTCTCCCTTTCGCTCACGCTCCTGCTTCTCGCTCAGTTCTGCCTCCTTGGCTCTCTTGAGTGTATCCTTCCACTCTCGAGAGTGTTTGTAGGTAGCGATAAGACTAGTCAGATAGCTGCTTCTCAGGTCTTCATCCTTGATTAACATGAGGAGCCCACAGATATCTGCAATTGCTTGCAATCTATCCTCTGTCGTAAACTCATCGATATCTTCTGCTGTTGGCCAGTATCTGCGGCGGCAGTACCAGAAAACGAACTCCTCCTCACGCATCTGTGAGAAGTGTCCCTTGTCAGTTATCCACGAATCCGGGTCCTCCTTCTTCGGAGCCGGATAATCAATCGGTATCTCCCGGACATTAACAGTAAATCCGACCTGTAAAGCAGATCGACCATTGGCAAACACATTAGCTGTCCCTGCAGGAAATTCATTACCTGGTTTAAGTTCGTCAGCATCGGGGATGAAAGTCACCCTCTTACTGATGCGGTAGAGTTGCTTCAGCTGGTTTTCGGTCCATGAACCGCCCAGTGATGCCACTGTATTGAGAATGCCGATAGACTGAAGCTTGAGCACGTCTGGAGCACCCTCGACGAGATAGAACTTATCACGCAGACGTGCCTCCTTCTGGGCGAAATTGATACCAAAAACCGAAGTGTCCTTGTGATAGACGAGACTGTTCTTCAGGTTGAGGTACTTGCAGATATCCTTATTGTCGGACATGGTTCTGGCCGTGAAGCCTATGACTCTGCTCATCTTGTCATAGATAGGTATAGTGTAGCGGTCTCGGAGCATGGCGAACTGGCCGCGCTCACCATTACCTATGAGGCCAACTTGCTCCAGGATATCTAAGTCCAAGCCTTTTTGCTTTGCCCAGGCTATGAAGCCTTCTACTGGTGCATAGCCGATGCCGAAGGTGCCGATAGCATCCTTGCCCCATCGCTTGCAAACTGCCTCCCGTGCTTTGTTAGCAGCGGGATTTACCTTCTGCATACACTCTGTGAAGTAGCTCTGCGCATAGTTGAGTGCTATGCGCAGGGACTCCTGCTCCTTTTGTTTCTCCTCTTCCTCCTTGCTTGGTCGCCACTCGTCCTCTATCTCCTCATTGAGATATTTCTTTGCGAGTTCCTTGCAGGCAATTGGGAATTCGAGACCATTCTTCAGTTTGCGGTAGAAGCTGATGACGTTGCCGCCGGAGCGGCATGAGCCAAAGCACCGCCAGCAGTTTGTGCCTGTATCCACATAGAATGATGCAGTATTCTCATTGTGGAACGGACAGCAAGCCCAATGACGGTTGCCTTTCTTCGCTGAGAATTTAATGCCTTCATCCTCGGCTACATCCAGAATGGAGACATCACTTATAATGCGATCTACTATCTCTTGTTTAATCATATCTTTATATTTAGTGCTGCAAAATTAACTCAGAACTACCTAAACAGAAAGTACTAAGATAATTTGCGCATGAACTTATCAATGTCTTCATTGACAAAGTAGCGAATCTGACGCTTATAGGCGTAGTCTCGCTCCATCATCAACTGCTGGAGGATGCCCTTATATTTGCCCCCCCGCTTGTCGAATGCCGCTCTAATCTCGCGGTCACTCCAAAACTTAATTCTATTCCTCATAACTTCGGCTTATAAAATGAACACTTGGAGTTGGCCATGAAGAACTCATAGTCATGCTCCGACTCTATCTCGTTGTACAGCTTGCGGTGTGAACACCCCCAGAACTTGCAGGTTCTGCCACTGCTGCGGGCACATGTATTGTGACACTCTACGAATGTCTTGACTTGTTTCTCCTTCTTCTTTTTCATAATTCTATATCAAACCATGGTAATCGGGCTGATTTGGATATTGGATCCAATTTTGATACCTGCAGACATTGCCCATTGTCTAACCACCAATACTCAATGACTTCATTAATACACATGTATGCTAAAATGCCATAATCATTCTGCACATAAAAATCTTTATTCTCTAATGTTGCGAATCTAGAGATTAATAATATAATTTTGGCTTTTATATCTTTACTGCTCATAGAATATGCATAAAACAATAAATTTATACTCCACATAAATCCTAAAGCAACTGCACCAGGAGCCATTGATGCAGTTGCGCTTGTAGCGGCATCGATGGCAAATCATAGGTTCAACTGATGAACTACCTTGATGATGTCTCTCGTTGACTGCAGCCCCAGTCGCTTGGTCATTTTGCGAAGCTGTGCAGAGACCGTATTCTTAGATTTGCCAAGAATCTCGGCTATCTCTCTAGCAACATAACCCTGTGCAAAATACTTCGCTACCTCAAGCTCTTTAGGGAAGAAAGGAGTCTTCAGCTTTGGGAGGCAGACTATGTTCTCTCTAGGACATATACCTCTGAGAGGGCAATCGACTTTCTCCAGGTGCAGAATGGTTCCATCGACATCGAAACAAAGTGTATCGTTACAACCCAGGTTGCAACGGATAAAACGATCTGTTATGAGAAACTTGAAATAAAGTTTGTTAGGCTTACTCTTGGCGTATAAGTTTGCCAGGTACTTATACGCCTCCGGGTAAAGCCGACTTATCAACTCAGCCATGTGGTTAATGATATCCGGGTGCTCTGTATTGTAGCTGAGCACCTTGCCATCATGGCCATAATAACACACTACTCCAAGTGGAGACACGAAAAATTCTACTTGCTTTTCCATAAGCTTTGATTTATAACTGTTTGTACTACCAAGAGATCTCTTGGATTGAACTTGGTCCTGCCCGACAACTTTTGTTGTACAGTATTGTAGCAGAAACCATACTGATTCATGAGAAACTGAATGAGCTGACTCTTCTCTTTTTTGGAAAGAGTCGCATAATAACCTTCAATAGTTAATGCTCTTTTTTTAACTTCTTTTTCTTGCATATCTCGAATTTTGTTGCTAAATTTGTGGGCAAATATAAGAAGAATTATCGAAAACTCCGCAGTTTTGGGAAAGATTTCCTGTTTTTGCGGTGTTATTTAACGTTCATTTAGTGATATTAGATTATGTTTAACGGAGATTTAGTGAATCGACTGCTCAAGGAGCAGAAAAAAACAGTCGGTGAAATGGTGGCTTTTGTCTTCGGTCAGAGCTCACACATATCAACGAGCTACTTCAAGGGTCGAACTTACATCGATACTCGATACCTTGAAAGGTTATCGGAATATTTCGAGGTTCCAATTGAGGATTTCTTCCTGTCGAATGAGGAATATGAAGATAAAAAGTTAGAAAACACGAATGTGCATCACATCAGCAACTCAACTGTGAACATCAACAGTAGCCCTGATGTATTGATGGGTGTCATTAACAATCAAAAGGCGATGCTCGACCAACAGGCTGAGCAGATCAAATGGCTGCGTGACCAAGTTCAACTTCTGACTAAAAACTTCGTACAGCAATAAAAAAGACTTTTCCCTCTCTTATTTCATGTAGCAACCGACTAATTTAAAGGCTGTTGCTACACCCTATAAGGGAGCGAAAAATCGGTACAGAATGTAAAAAACATCAGATATCGCATATTGATTATCAATAAGTTATAGGAAGGATATGGAGTCAATACTATCCAGTAATCCCGACCAAACAATCATATAGACTTAAAATCCGTAAGCCTATGAAGTTTTTAAAGGATTTTTTTTATATCAATTACCATGAACGGCGAGCATTACTCGTAATCCTGACCC